TAAATCCGGAAAAACCATACGTGCCGCTTAACAAAAACGATGCGTTTCAAAAAGTACAAAAACGACGCGTACAAAAAAAACGGTGAGCGCGGTCCTGTTCTGCATGACCAAAGCCCACCGTTTTTCTTTCACTTGAACCTTCCTTGAACAACTTTAAAATACCATTCAAAAGCCATTGCCGATTCAAAATAAATCACTATCTTTATGCAGTGTTAGGCTGCGATTGTCTGCTCTTCATCCGGTACCGTGTACAGCATCATGTCTGTATATTTGGCTTGATAGTTTACGTTTGCACTAAATTCCACTTTCCTGCATTCCTTGAACGGGTTGCCAAGAAACGGGTTCCGACCCATCCAGTCACACAGTTCCAGGATGGAAGACTTGTTTGAGGTGAAGTACACGAATGCATGTCTTTTCAACACGTTCAATACGTTCAAATAGTCAGCCAGGCGCCAATACATTTTGTAGGTTCCTACTTCAGTGGAAAGGTACGGCGGATCAACCAGGAACACCACACCCGGGACATCCTTGTAACGTTTGAACACTTCCTTGTAGTCTTCGCAGGTGACGGTAATTCCTTCCAGGTAATCTTCCGCTTCGGGATAATCAGTCCTCCGAATCCTATTGTAGATGGTCTCTTTCTTCATTTCTTTCAAACAAGTCACGTACTTCATGGCGAACAACAAAGATGCGGAAATCGTGATATAATCCACGTAGCCGTGCTCCTTCTCTTCCCTCTCAATACGGGCAAACATTTTATTGCGAACCTCCCCGGTTATACGTTTGTTTCTGGGTTTCCCTTCAGCTATCCGGTGCAAATCGGATAACAGCACATTGGTGACCGGGATATTCGCAAGCCGCTGGCGGTAGTTGTCGAAGTCGTTATACACAACGACGGCATCAGGCCTGACACATTTGGTAATATGTGACAGCAGGCCCGATCCGCCAAACAGGTCCACAAACACGGTGCTGTCCGGGAACTGTCCCAGCACCTTGATAAACTCCTTCGCAAACATGCGTTTCTGCCCCACGAAAGGAAGCGGGGCGGACAAATACATCTTTCTCATTTCATTCTGCTTTAAAACGGCCGCAAAGGTCCCCAGAATAAACGAAAAACAGCGGGAAACATGAACTGTTCCCGCTGCAAGGCATATACAGCAAATCACACGTTCAGCCCGAAGCGGACCGTCTCGTCACCGGCGATCAACGCACGTGTACCCGGGATATTATTCTCGTAGATATGTACATTGCCCAGGTAGAGGGTGATCGACTTCAGGGGAAGTTCTATCTGCCGGGCCATCAGGTACAGGTGGTAAATGTCGGAAGGCAGTCCGAGGTTCGCATCGCTGCTGCGCTGGTAGGCGGACAGAACCAGTTCACCACCGTCCAGCTGGAACTGCACCAGACTCAGGCAGGGCGCCTGGTTGCTTTCCGCACCGGTCTCACCCAGGAAAAGCACGTAGTTCTTGCTGTTGCGTTTCTCCCGGTTGATTTTCGCTATCAACGGAGGAAGCTTCTCAAAATATGTGGGGTAACTGTTCACCAGGATAGAACCGCAATAATCCCACCAGTTGATGCCGGCCTCCCGGTACTTCTCTACATTACGTTCCCCCTGCATGAACAGTTGGAGCTCGCTGCGGAGTTTCTTGCGGGCGATATTATGCCCCTCGAATATGTCAAGCAGGTCTGCCGGAGTCAGCGACAGTTGCTCGTTCAGAAGGTATTGTATGTTTCCCTTCTTGTTGGTCTGTGTTTTTCCCGCGACAAGAATCTTGTCCAGGATACGGTAATACTTGTTCATAGCCATTTCCTCCTTCTAAAATTGAAACACCCTAAAGATAAGGGGAAACGGCACTCCCTACGGCATAAAACACCCCGTTCACACTGCAAGCGTCTTGCAGTCACTCTGGAAACGTTTTACCAGGGCATAAACCTTGCGCTCGCTCACCGAATATTTCTCGGACAGTACGGCCACAGCATACGAGACCTTCTCACCTTGGTCCAGCAGACGGGTATAGTCCGCGTACAGGTCGATATACCGGGCATCCTCCAGACGGATGCCGGCCGCCTGGAGCCTTTTCAACAGCTCCCGGTTAAAGTTTAGTATCTCAATCACTTTCATACAACAAAAAAATTATATCTTTGCATCGCCAATCATTTTTTAGACAACAAAAAAAACACCCAAGTGGCGTGACAGAGGGTATTTGCCCCCGGTCGCGCGCCGCTTGGGTGTGTTGTTAATAAATGATTGGCGTCTATATTAACAGGCCGGGGGCTTTTTTCTTATCCTCCCCCCGAAGGATTTATTCCACCCGGTACTTCTCCGGATCAAAAGCGTCTTTCTTTTTCCAGCCGTCAGCCAGTGTATCCTGGATGTGCTTCATGGCTTTCGTATAGAAGTCCGTCAGTTCCTCCAGCTTCCCGAACGTCCGGTACCGGGGTTCCTCATCCGTTCCGAACTTGAACGTCACCGGAAGCGTCGCGCCGCCGTTCTGCACGGCAAGGTCGTGGGCCGCCTTGTAGTTGAACTGGTTCTCACTTGACAGCCACACCGGCATACCCTCGTAAACGAAGCCGGAAAGTATCTCCCGGTCGATCTGTTCGTTGTACCAGCCCAGGATAACGCTTCTTATTATCTCACCGGAGGGCTTCCCTAAAAAGTTCTCCTCCATATAGTCGGCAGAACCGTCCTCCCTTTCCCGCACGTCCCAACGGATGCGCCACGTGTTCTTCACCGGGTTCACGCATTCCAGCAGCTTCACCCCGGCTGTTCCTTCAACTCGTTTCATGTAAATACGTATTTGGTTCGACCCTTCCCAAAGGTTTCCGTCTTGATGGTTGTTTCAAAAGGAAAGCCGTCGGGCATCTCTTTCACTTGCGAGAGGATGTTCTTCATCTCCTCGCTGTTGGTGAAGAACTTCTTCGGCTCACCGTTCATCTCGATGGCCACGATACAGCGGTCTTCTCCCTGCTCGGTCTTGATGCCCGTCTCGAAGTCCTTCACTACAATCGGTAAGTTTACCAGTTCCCGGATGCTTACCACCACCCCGGGAAATCGCTTTTTGCCGTCTTCGGGCTTATAAGCGACGTTCAAGTCTTTAAATGATCTCATGTCTTTGCCTGTTAATTTTTTAAACAACGTATGACAGTCGGCGTGCTTGGCCATCCCGTAGAACGACGCTATCAGCTCACGCCTCCTTCTTCTTGATTTTACCTCGTGCATTTTTCGGGCGAATTTCTGCTTGATGCGCTTGCGCAGACGGACGTGGTCCGCACCGAAAGTCACATATCCCAGAAAATCGATGCCCTCGCCCAGGGGAAACACACGGTCGTTCCCCTTCACCCGGAGACCGACATGCTGAATATGCCCATGGACGATATCACGAATCTTCCACAATTCCGCTTTCGTTTTACCCAATACGACACCATCATCACAATAACGGTAGAAATGACGGACACCGTACTTGTCCTTCAAGTAATGATCCAAAAACACAGACAAAAGCAAATTACCCAGACCCTGCGAGCTACGCAGCCCGATACTCAAACCCTCGGGCATCAGCCGGACAAAATTGTCAAGTATGGCGATGAGTTTCTTGTCCTTGAACACCCGGCCGACACAATACATCACGAAGTCCTGCTTCACGCTCTCATAAAACTTGGTGATGTCGAACTTGTAACAGTACCGCGTACCCTCCGGATCCTCGACCATGTCACGACGGATATACGACAGAAGATCGTGCATACCCCGCTTCTTGATACTGGCAGAGGTGGTACGGATGAAACGTTTCCGCAAATGGCAGTCCACCACCGTCATGATGGCATGTACGGCGATACGGTCGTACATAGGGATTACCTGGATACGGCGCAGCTTGCCGCCCTCGAAAATCTCTCGCTCACGATAGTCCTTCACACGGAAAGTACCGTCCGAGATACGCGCGGCCAGTTCCTCCAACACCTCGGGTTTATGCGCAAGCAGGTAGCGTCCCTGGCGGCTGCGTTTACGCCTCCTGCCGCGAAGGACCTGAAGGAAAGACTCCTCCATGTTGGAGGGCTTCACGATTTCCTCTATTACAAAACCTGCTCTGTGCATATTTCTTTTGTTTTCCATTTTGGGGCCTTCAATCCCCCGGGCACTGCTTCTTCGAACCGTTTCCGGCCTACCAAACCCTCCCGACACTCTATTTTTCAGTTTTCCAGCCCCGAAAAGGCTGCTGTTACTGAGGCTTGCTTCCCTCGGCACCACGGTGGGGACAAGTCCCCGGTGTTGTACGCCGATTAAAATTTCTTTTCGATTGTTGTTCAGACGAGAACCGATGTTCGTGTTCGTATTCGAGAAATCGTTATTCGCATTCGACATCGAGACACCGCCATTCGGGTTCGCGTTGTTGTTGCCACGATAAACCACACGGCTTATGGGGAAGCGCCACCTTTTAATTTGAATGCAAAAGTACAATTTTTCATAAATTATTATTTAACAAACAGGTACAAAACCCCGGAAACAAAAATTTTTCAACGGGCTGACGCCCGTAAAGAACGGTGTTCCCCGAACAAGGGGAACACCGGACGTTTTGTCGCTTCGCTCCCGCTTTGACGCTTTACGCGGCCGGTCATGCCACCTCGCTTACCGACTTGAACGCAGCGACGCTTGCCGCCTTGACGAGCCGGCCGCGGAAGGCCAGACGCGAGCCGACAACCGCATTCGTATTCGAAGCATCGTTACTCGCATTCGCACTCGACACACCGCCATACGCGTGCGCATAGCTGTACCCGCGATAGACCACACGGCTGGCTGCGGTGGATATATAGTACATATCGCAATAATGCGTCGAGGAAGAACCCGAAACGGAGCCCACCGGAACCACGTCCATGTACTTGCCATGTGCAACGGCCGTTATCCATACACCCGAGCTTGTGCCTCCTTTCACCATGCGGGTCGTGCCGTCAGGCATCCAGATACGCCACTTGCCGGCGTTGCCGCTGTCATTAGGAAGGTCAACACCGTCCATCATGTCATACTTATGACCGTAGATATCCTCGTAGCCAAGGCAGCAGATATTGTTCACCTGTGTGACTGTAGCACCGCCGTAGTCATCCTCGCCGCGATACCAGGCGTACTGGTGGACCATGTTGTCCACAAGCGAGTTCGTCACGTTCGGGTTGATGGCGTGCGCCTCTTCATAACCTATCGTATCGGTCATGCCGCGTGAAGCGGTACCGCCGGTGATACGGTTGTTAGTATGCTGGCCCGCGCCGCATTGTTCCTGGCTGTCACGACGGCCATAGGCGGCGTAGAAGAGGTTGGCGATACGGGAGTGCATCAGCGCGTCAATCTGCTGCATGCCGCGCTGGACAGAGTAATAATGGAAGTCGGCCCAGCTCATGCTCGCCGTAGTGCTGCCGCCGGTGATACAGGCACGGAGCTTGGAACCGACAACCGAACTGCCCACAACCGCGCAAAGGTGCTCGTCATTGGCTACCCAGTCCGGCTCCATGTCCTCGATCCTGTCGGAGTTGGAAAGCACTACCTTGTCGAACTCCGCGGTGTTCAGAACGGAGAAGTGCAGCGCTGTGGCATCGGCAGGAACGTCAGCGATCAGGTACATGCCCGCCTCGAACTTGTTGGAGAGGGTCGGAACAACGATGGAACTGACTACGGCACCGGTATTGTCAGTGAACACGCTGCCGACAAGGTTCGTACCGGGAACGCTCGGGAACCGGACACGCTTGTGCCCGCTGACGTTCACCTTGCAGACGGAATACGTGGTGTCGGCACTGTAGCTGTTCGCGAGCGTGTCCTTGCCGCTCATGATCTTACGACCGCTCAGGTAACCGCCGGCTTCCTTGATGTCATCCAGCGTGAGGATATCGGCGTCAGGAACGGAGGGCATGTCATCCCGGCCCTTGCTGCTGTAGCAGGAGTAATGCTTGCCGTTCAGGTAGTCATTGATGCCCTTTGACCAGAAGAAGGGCTCGAACATCATCCAGTCGCCCTCGCTGCCGTCAAGTTTGGCGGGGCTGCCATCGGCGTAATAGTTGGAATTATTGTCGTCAAGCGGGTAATAGGTCATCTCACCGTCGAGATTGTTCACCGTCGTATCGATGTTCGCGATCTTCACGCTGCGCGTGGTGGCTTTCTTGGTCACTTTCGCCAGTACACGGTGACGCTGTTTCAGGATGGCGGCGATATGCCCGCTCGTCCTGTAAGGCGTACCGTACTTGTAACCTGTCCTGTTGTCCGGGTTGCTGATATTGGCATCATCGGCCACATCGTCGTCGGATTCGATCATCGTGTATTCGGGCTGGAGGATGTTCAGTTCCGGGAAATGGGCTTTCAACGCCTCGTATCTCTCATCCTCGACATAGTTGGTAAGGCGCACCGTACCCGCCAGCGCGCACGTGTCCGTGGCGTTGCCTTCTGCGTCCACGCCGCCCATCTTCATGAACCGGTTCAGCCATGTGCCGTCGTCCTCCCGGTCGATGCCGGTCACGCGGATGCGTTCCACGCCGGAACAGCGGTTCAGCAGGGTTTCCCAGTTCAGACCCGGGCAGCCGTCAACGATAAGCGTCTTCACTTTACTGTAGTTCTCCAGCGTGAGCCCGCTTGTAGCCAGTTTGCCCAGATATTCCAATTTCAACACGGTCAGCGTGCCGGGAAGCCAGGCTCTCGTCAGCGGAGCACCCTTGGCAAAGGTCACGCTCTGCACCTGTGTGCCTCTCGCGTCAAGTTCCTCCAGCTTGGTCTGGTTCGTGAAGTCAAGCTCGGTGCTGGTGTTGCTCCCGGTCTTGGCCTGTGCCTGGTTGCGCAGGTTCACCTTACGCAGCTGGCGGCAGCTGCCGAGGTTCAGCCACCAGCCAGTAGAGCCGGTGGAGGGGCTTTGCAGGTTCAGCTCACGCAATACGGTACATTTACCCAGGTCAAAGCCGTTCTTCAGGCGGTCCGAGGCGCCGGTCATGTCAAGCACACGCATGCGGCTCGCGCCGTAGATACGCAGGGGGTCGTTTACCGTGTAGGCCCCCGTGATTTGAAGGGTGGCCACCTTGCCGCCCTCCACGATGCCGGTACCCGCGATATTGGGGCTGTTGTTCGTGCCGTAACCGAAGGCGTACACCTCGCTCGCCGTAATCTTCACCACGTCGGCGGCATCGGAGGAGGTACGGGCCATATACAGGTCGATGTTGTCACTCGTGAAGTTGCTCGTGCCGTATTTGGCGTCCAGAAGGGCGAAACGGTTCTTCACGAAGTAACTGCGGTGCGCAGCGTTGCTTCCCTGAAGGGCGTAGATGAACGGCCATTTCTTGCCGTAAACCTCTTCCATGTTCGGGCGGATATACTTCAGGTAGCCGCTCTTATTGTACGCACGGTCGCTCCAGTTGCCCGCCTGCTCGACGTCAAGCATCGACAGCACGCGATCGACCGTCATTTTCGCGCGGTAAGCGGCGGCGCAGGCTTTCAGCTCGTCCTGCAGGTTGGCCAACACAAGGTTCCAAAGCCAGCTGTCGCGGCCCTCGAAGGCGTATTTCCCCGCCTCCGCGTCCCACGTGTCACGGTCGAGCGTGTAGTCGTAGGCAAGGAAACAGTCGTTCCTCTTGGCAAGCTGGGTGTCACCGTCGTAATAGGTGGTGTACCAGACCAGCCCGTCCCAGGTACGCAGGAGGATGTTCTTCGCGCGCTGGTCAACGCTCGCGAAGTAGTCGGTGTGCACGTAGTAGGTCAGCAGGTGGTCCACATCAAAATACTGGCCGATTTCCGTCCTGAACTTTTCACTCACGAAGGTGCCCAGGTCGTCCGCGGTGGCGTTTGCCGGGACACATGAACGGATCCAGCCGAAAAGGCGTTTCAGTGCGGACTGCTGGGCCGTGTTCAGGCCCGCCCATTTCACGTCGTCCGGGTAGTTGGTTTCCAGGCCGGCATCGAAACCGGCGGCAAGGTCCGCGTCGCCGGAGCTCTGGAAAAGGCAGACCCTCTCGCCGTTGTTCAGCGTCTCCAGCGTCATCGGGCAGGAAGGGGTGAAACCGTCAAGCCCCTCCATGCCGAACAGCCGGCCGCTCTTGCTCTTCTCGTTGTTGAAGTTGTACTGCCCGTAGTAGGTGCTCTCCCCGTCGGAGGTCTCCGCGCTGAACACGTCGATGGGGAAACCGTCGATGCTCTGCCTAACCTTCACCGCGTTCAGGTCACCGCCCGCCTGTTCCAGCTGGTAACGCTGCGGAGGGGTCAGAAGGCCCAGTTCGAGCATCACGTCGTTGTACAGCTTCGCCACACCGGTATTCAAAGTCATGGACGAGTCGGAATAGTCGGACTTCATGCAGAACAGGTCCATCGGGATGCTCCCGGGGCGCATCATGTACCTGTTGCCGCCAAGGGGGTCCGGGGTACCGTTGATCTCGAAACTGAGGTTCGCGCCGCCCTTGGTGAAGTAGATGCGGATGTTCTTGCTCGGGTATTTCGTGGAACTGGTACCCTGGATCCGGATGTAGCAGTCGCGGAGGACAAAATCGTACTCCTTGCCGAAAGGGGACCAGAAATAGACGTCGGCGATGAAGTCGGTCTTCTTGTTGTTCGTCTCGTTCACCTCGTCAAGGCCGCCCTTGCGGACGATGCGCATCACGCCCTTCCCCTTGGCGCGCAGCTTGTCGATATCGACGTCGCCGCTGCCGCCCAGGATGTCGTTCTCCTCGTACAGGCGCATCATGTCGTCGCTGCTGCCGGCATCCACCATCCGGTTATCCAGGACTTCGTCATCGCTCAGGGCACGGTTGTAGATACGGATGTTCTTCAGTTCCACATCAGCGGACGCGCTGTCGACGGTGATACCCGCCGGGGTGTCCTGGCGGAAGTAGTAGCTGTTGTCGTAGATGTCAGCACCGGCACGGTTGCCGTTCACGTAAAGTTCCATCAGGCGCCCGTCACCGCGTTTGCCGATGACGAAGGCGACCTTCAGCCACTTCTCGGGGGCGAACTTCGTGCCGATCTTGATTTCACGGCTCGCGTCCTCACCGTCCTCGTTCGTGTAGTGCAGGATGGTGCCGGTCTTGATGCTCGCCTCCTCGCTCGTGACACTAAGGCCTTTCCCCTTATCCATGCAGCTGATCACCTCGCCCTGACGGTCCGTCACACCCGATACCCGGAACTCCATCTCGATGGTAGCGCCGGAGGCGCCGGCATCATCCTTGAACAGCTGGTAGCCGATGACGGCCTTCGCCCCGCCCGTCAGTTTCAGGCTGTCACCCGTCCAGCCGTTGCTGCTCCAGTCGAAGCCCTCGAAGATTGTCTTCACGCCGTTATACTCCCACCGCGCCGGGTCGCTCTCGCTGTTGCTGCGGCCGGACGGGCTAAGCTTCACTTGAAGGCCGTAGGTGGCCTCGCTGATGTCGATGCCGCTCTCGACCACGTCAATGTGGAAAGTGTAGGCGGTGGCACCGACCTTCAGCTGCATCTGCTGTCGGCCCTGCTCCGTGAAGCGGTTCCGGTAGGTCTGGGCGGTACGCGGGACGCTCACCGTCTGGAGAAGCGTGCCGTTCCTGTAGATGCCCACACCCGCCGGGGTGGTACCGGGATCGTAGGCGGCAAACTTGAACTCGCAGTTTTCGTACTGCCCCACCTCGATGACCGGGGAGAGGTGGTCGGCACCGGTAAGGATACGGCCGTCCCGGTGGGTGACCATCAGCCCCACGTAGGGGACGCTGCTGCCGCTCTTCAGGATATCGATATGGATGCTCTCGCTTTTGAGCGTCAGGCCGTCGCCGGCATCCATCTCGGCGACCATCTGGACGGTATGCCGGCCTACCGACAGGGAGGACATGGAGAGCGGGAAGCTGCTGTTGGTCGTACCGCTGCGGGTGACCGTGTGGGCGTTCTGCTGTTTGCCGTCCACGTAAAGGGTCACCACCTTCGTGCCGGTGCCGCTCACGCCGTAGGGGATGTTCACGGTCTCCTGCGCGCCATAACCGCCGGAAGCCAGGCCGGAGGCGATATTGTAGCTGCTGGACAGGGCCAGCGTCACGCTGCGCACGCTAACGTACGCCTGCCGCTTCTGCGCCTTGCCGGTGGTGGGGTCGGTGGTCTCGGCTATCACGTAGATGTCGCTCGTGCCGGAAAGGAGGTATTTCGTCAGGTCGAGCGTGTACGTGCCCTTGCTCACATCCTGAACCGTCTCCGAATAGGTGGTGGTGGCGCCGCGCCTCACCTGGACGGTGATTTTCGCTTTCTGGCCGGTACTCTCGCCCTTCTCGTCGCCGCTGCCGTACTGGTGGTCGTAGGTATAGGTCAGCCTTACCGGGTCGCCTTCCTTGACGGTGGGCTTGTCAACACTTGCGCCAAGCACTATCTTCGTCGTGCTGCCCTCACCGCCGCCACCGCCGCCTCCGGCAGGGATGTCGAAACCGGTCACCTCGACGCCGCTTTTGTTCTTCAGGCTCACGTGGACGGTGGTCTCGTCGTCGCTCAGTTCGGCGGAGCTGTCGAAGATGGTGTTTGCTTCCACCTCGCCCAGCTTGGCCGCCACGGCACGGTTCTCGACCGGGTTCGTGCTTTCGGCGTTCAGGCTCTCGTCAACCTCCAGCTTATCGATGGTCAGGCTCACGTTGCCCTCCGCATCGGGGATTTGCTTCTCACCGTTCACCGTCAGGCTCTTCATCGTGCCGGCCCCGCCGAAATCCTCCCAGCTCGCGGCCTGTTCCCAACTCTCCACGCTCGTGCCGGTGAACTGTTTCGTCTCCCATCTGCCCTGCGCGGCCTCGTAGGTGATGCAACGGCCCTTGTGCCGGTATTTCACGTTTACGGCGGCGATGGCCGTCTCCAGGGTATAGTAGCCGTTCTCCAGCGGAACCTCCTCCGTCACGTTGTACGTGTTGCCGCCGCTACCCGTACCGCCGGGAATGTCGGTGGAGGTGATTGCCTGCCCATTACGGCCCAGGATGGTCAGTTTCACCGTGTCGTTCTTCTCGTCAGGGACGGCTGTCATGCTACCCACCAGGCTGCCGTCCACGGCTGCGGCGGCATCCTCCGCCTTCTTGGCGGCGGCGGTGGCCGTACCGGCAGCGGCATCGGCGGTTTCAGCGGACCTGTTTGCGGTACCGGCGGCGTTCGTCGCGGTCTGGGCCGCATTGGTGGCGCCGGTCGCGGCATTATTGGCCTTCGTGGCGGCAGCGTTAGCCACCGCCGCAGCATCCTCCGCCGGTTTCCGGAGCAACGCAACCGGCGCAAGCACGACCTCCTGGCCGCGCATCGCAGGAAGGCTCTTGATATTGTCCAGCGAGGTGACCTCGGCCAGTTCATCGACACTCTGGCTCTCAGACTTGATGGAGTTCAGGATGTCCTTCTTCAATTCATTCTTTTCAGATTCTGTCAGTGCCATAAATTATCCTCCTTATCTTTCTATCAGTTGTACAACCTGCGAGTAACAGCCGGGAGTCAGTCCGGAAACAGCCTCCTTTATCAACACGGCATCTTCCGATGTGATTTCAATCTCACCGCCAGTGTCCATTATCCGCATACAAAGGTGATACGCACGCATCTTCTTACCGTTGTCTGTCTGCATATTGCCACTCGGACGAATACCCGTCCCGTTGAAAAGGCACTGGGCCACGATATGACCGATTACCTGCGGGTTGCCATCAACCAGCAGGGGTTCACCATTAAAATCCTTAAAATCCGCATTAAAATTTACCTTCATAATTACATGATATTAAATACCCGACATTTTGACAACAATACCATTGACAACTTCAAGGGTATAATTATTAGTTAGAAAATCATTCTTCACAGACCATCTGAAAGTCCCGGAAACACCCTTCCGGTAAGTATAGGTCCCGTCACTGCCCAAAGTCCATTCCGTACCATAATTGTTCGAAAGGATGTCGCCACAATATACCGCACCGTTCACATGTACGCCCCCGTCAAAAAAGCCGGCATAAGAATTGGCACTTACCGGGTAACTTTGTCCGGATGATTTGCTGGAAGCATAAATGGCGGCACCGCCCGTATTGGAACCGACAACCTTCACTCCGAACCGCCCCTGAGTGGCGGCATTGAAAGCGACATCCACAACCCCATCCATATCGGTCTGGGACACTCCGAGTTTCAAACTGCGGGAATCGTTGCCGAAATAATCACCCGCTTTCCAGAACAAACGGCCGGACTCTATCGTAAAACCGCCGATCTTGCCATCTTGGGCATGAACGGTCCCGTATATTTTTGCATTGCGCGTCTCAATACTACCATCTTGCAAAATTTTAAAATTATTGTTAGCCGTAACAAGCCCCTCAAGGGTAATGTAGTCGCCTTTGATTTTTATACCGTCACCGCCGACACCAACAAGGGATTTTAAATTTCCGTCGCCGTCAATGGCATATAACCCGGAATATTTGGAAGTAACCATCAGACCTGTCTCTTCCAACATATTCTCGTCCTTATCAAAGACAGCCGCCGAAATCTTCACCAGACGCTCCGACTGCTCGAAAAGTGTTTTATAACGGTGCGCCAGCGATTCCACGCGGTCGGTAGAGAGTATGAGCATGTACAGGTAGATGTCCCCGGTGAAAGACAGCTTGAAGTCTCCCGTACCGTTCCAAAGACCGCTACAGGTATATTGCACGTAGCCGTCAGTCGCGGGCAGTTCCTCTTCCACTTCCATGCTGTTGAAGTTGGCGAACCCCGTCTTGTCAACACCCACGAACTCCACCCGCAGGGTTCCACCGACCGCACAACGGTAAAAGAAGGTCAGGTACACCGGGACGGCTTCCTTCTCCCCGCTGCCGTTTTCAGGCATGGAGGGGATGCTTTTCAGGTTCTCACGTTTCTGGAGAATGTACTTACCCCGGATACGCACGACCTTACGGCCGTCATCCTCGGTCACGCTCGCGCCGTCACCCTTCTTCGTCAGCACATTGCCGTTCGCCCAGACCCAGCGGTTACCCACAAGGAAGAACACCGTCTCGTTTTCCGTGTTCCATTTCATAAGGCCGTCATCAAAGGCGGGGTTATTCAGATACCCGCGATCGGTGGCGAAGTCCTGGCGCAGAGCGGTCACCACACTGGTGATACGTCCCTCGACGATCTCGAATTTTGTCTTGATATCCTCGCCTGTCACCAAAAGGAATGTCCCGCGCAGATAGGCGTTGTCGCTGTAAAGGCCGTTGCCGTGCGGCTGGTTGTCGGCCGGGAACCAGTCGTCGCTGATGCCGTCCAGGTTACCCAGGCGGGCACGAAGGCAGCCGGTGAAGTTTTTCGCCTTCACGCCGTCCATCACGTCCATGCGGGGCTGCCCGTCCTCGGTGGCGGATATCAGGATCAGGTTCTGGCGCAACGGGTTTTCCGTATTACCCATCAGCACACATTCGTCACCGGGGGCAGGCAGGGAAGTTCCGAACTCATCCACGCCCACGAGGATGGAATCACCCTCCACGCCGGCAACCTCCACCCAGTAGCCTTTCAGGTTCCCGCCGGTAAACGTGGCGCAACGCATCAGGTCATGCGCCCGGAAGGTATTCGCCTGCTCGAAGGTGATTTTATAAAAGCCGTCCTCCGGAACGGCGGTCTTTATCTTGCCATTGGCGGCGGACACACAGAGCTGGCCGCCCACGCTGCGAACCTTCTCGATAAGCAGTTCCAGCACCACCATGACCTGGCGCACCGTCAGCTTGTCGATGGTAAGGTGCGAAAGGGCGTCCTCCATCCACAACCGCCAACCCTCACCCAAAAGGCCGTCCACGAATTTCGGGCTGCGAAGAAGCTCACGCACAACAAGGGTCAGCAGTTCGGCGTTGCCCTTGCCGTCAATGTGGCCGTTCTCCTCCGGACCGATGCCGACGCCCTCCTCGAAGGTGATTTTCTTTTTCGCGCGGTCGGCCTTCTTCTTGCTGATGAACTCCGCCTGGCTTCTTCTGGCCGAGAAAAGGTTGTTGTCGGTGGGAAGCGTGTTATCCCAGCTCCTTATGATGTCGGGAAGGTTCGCGCCGGCCGTTCTGGTATAATTCCTCACCTCCTCGATACTCCCCTTCAGGCTTTCCATCACGCCGGTGGAAAGCGCGTCACCGATTTCAAGATCCACCTGTGAGGGGAGCGCCACCTTCCGCGTGATTTTCGTGATACGACTCAAGCGATAACCCGTTTCCGGGAAATACTCCGTGCTTTCCAACCGGACGCGGCGGCCCGGGTAAAGGTCTATCCCGTTACGCTCGACATACACGTGGTCCGTCGGGCCCTTGTACACGGAAACGTCGACGGCGTTCTCCGCGTTGTACCTGTTCACCGCCGTCAGGTATTCCTCCTCGGCAAGCGCGTAGTATTCGTCAGGCATGCGGATATTCCAGAGGATATACCTGTCACCCGCTTTCGGGACAAGGCGGTCACCGGGAAGCTGCGTGTCGTCATCATACGGCCAGATGGTGATGATCTCGAACTCGCGGGTGTCACTGTCGAAGTTCACCTCGAAATAGTAGGTGCCGTCCTCTTCCTCGCCAAGACCGGCAAGTTCGCCACCTTCCTGGAAGGAGACACGTTTCACCTTGCCGGCAAGTTCGTAAGCGTTGGGATCGAAGTTCAGCGTGTCATCCCGGAAATACCAGATCACGAAAGGGTTGCCGTCCTCATCCGTCACCTGCGCGCTGCGTACAGAGGTCACGGTACCCACGCGGCGGGGATAGATATCCGCGAAGGCGTCCTTCTCGTAGTGGTGGTGGATGCCGTACTTTTCCGTGTCCACATCCACATATTTGGCACCGTCGGGAAGCTGGAGGCGGCTGTGGCCGTATTTCTCCGGGTCGATGTTCCGGGAACTGCCGATCGGAAACAGGCGGGTGTAGAACTTCGCGCCGTCGGCCTTGTCGCGGGAAAGCTCCGTCAGCCCTTTGCCGTAGGACAGGGTAACCTCCTCACCGTGTTCGCAACGGCAGAGGTTCACAGTCTGGCCTTCCACCCACCACTCGGCGCCCGGCACCTTGCCGGCAAGTTCCTTCAGCGCGTCAGGGCAGTACTTCCCCTCGTAGTCGATGACCACGTTCTCGGTACCTTCCACACGCCCCACTTTCCAATCGGTGATGCCGCCCATGCCGTCATTGATGGACTTCACAATCAGGGCCATGTGTTCCCGTGGCGGGGCGGTCAGCGTAAATACCGGCTCAGGGTCGCCGTCCACCACGTTCAGGACGAGGAAACGTTTCATCAGGCTCTCGATGCCGTAAAACTTCACGTCGTATTTCCACTCCTGCGTGCTGCGTTCATCCGGAAGGTAACGCTCCTGGAGCCAGTAGCGCTCGCCCTCGAAATCCACGTAGTCGTTCACCTCAAGCGCCACATACTCGTACAGGGTGAAGGAGAGCGTCAGCACGTTGTCCGACTGGATCGCCTTCACCTGCGTCGAGCTGTCGTCCGGGGAAAGGACCGCCTTCGCCTGCCTGTTACTGTCATATACCGTTAAAAGCATGTTCGAATGGTGTTTGAACGTTGTTTAAATGATTGGTTCGGGTTCGCGGAATTTCACCTTGAAGCGGCCGGCCTGCACGCCTTCCCGCCAGAGGTAGGTCAGCGGGGTGAAGCCGGGACAATCCAGGTAATGCACGCGAAATGTCAGCTCCAGCTGTGGAAGATACAGCGAGAGCCAGCCTTTGTCGCCGGTTTTCAGGAAGGAGATGAAGGACATGTATTTCTTCAGCCACTCCCCTTTACCCGGGGCATACAGGGCAAAGGTCAGCGTGATGTCGCGCGCTTCGTTGGCCACTGTCAGAATGTCGGAATATTTCTCCCCGTTCTCCTCACGTATGTCCACGGCGGTGTGCGCTTTCGTCTTGCTCGCGGCAAGGATGGCTTTCAGGTTGTCACGCCCGCCGCGCTTCTCTTCGGTCAGGAATACGCCGTACTCCGTCCAGATATCGGTGCCGTTGATAAGGAACAGCCCGCCCATGATTGGTTCCATGCTCATGATGATTTCATTCTTAGTCCGTCACGTATGATTCGTTTTATATCTTCCTTTATCTCGCCGAGGAAACCGGCGCTTTTACCGGTATTCTCCGCAATCTTAGCCAGGTGTCCCTCGGCACTGGCCATGCGGCCCGCCACGTCCTCGGTCTTCTCGTCAATGCTTACCCAATGGTTCAGGCCCGAAGTGAACATGCCTTCCAGTTTAGTGCCCTGGTCCTGCGACATGGCCGAGAAGCCACCGGCGCGGCCGGTCTGCGTTGTGGATTTACCCTCCTCCGTGATGCCGGCAGTGTCAAACATCTCCTCCTTCTTGGCACGGGCACGCTCGAAAATGTCCGAGTACCGGGTGCGCAACGTGTCGGCTTCCTCCTTCGACAGGATACCGTCGCTCATGAACTCGGCGAACGTCTCCTGCCATTTCTTCAGCTCGTCCGAATAGGTGCCGTTCACGATGGATTTCAGGATGGCGTTCTCCATGAACTCGTCCACGCTCGCGATCACGTCTTTCGAGTCCGTCTCGAAATCCTTCAGCAGGTCCTTCATGCCGCTGCGGATACCGTCGAAAGAGGTGTCCGTGATGGCTTCCTGCCATTGCCTCTGGAGTTCCAGCAGCGTGTTCGCGTCAGAGACGTACTCGTCAAGCCACTGGCTCTGGTCGTACTTGCCCGAATGGAGTTTCTCCCAGATGTCGGGAAGTTCCTGGAGCCGGGCCAGCTCCTCGGGGGAAAGGCTCCAGAGGGAATCGGTATCCCGCACCGACTTGCCCAGGTAGGCGGAAACCGTGTCCCAGTCACCGCTGCCCATGGCCTTGCCGATGTAGTAGTTGTTCGAGTGGTGCGAACTGTGGTATCCCATCTTTGCCGCGAGCATCTGGCGGTCGTTCTCAATTTTCTGCTGCTGTTTCTCGTAGGCACTCCGGTAGTATTCGGTGGAACGTGCGCCGCCGGAGCTGGCCATCTCGTCGGTCAGCTTCTCGATGGCGGTGGTCAGGTACTTGTTCGATTCGGTCAGCCGATCCACCAGCGCGTTCACCTCCCTGGCATTGCCGTGCGAGGAGAACAGGCCGAAGGTCACCGTGTCCAGGATGTCCCTCACCCCGTAGAAAAGCGAGCTGCCGATCTGCGTGAACAGTTCACCGGAAAGGATGTTCTCCAGGATACCGTTCACCGCACCGAGCACGGAATCAAGAATACCGCTTACCAGCGTACCGATTCCTTCCTTCAGCACGTCAAGGATGGAAAGCACCGCCGCGATGATCTGCCCGATGATGCCGCCGTTTGAAAACGTCTCGGCAAGGGTACTGCCCACGCTGCCCATCACACCGCCCATGTTCTTCGTCACCTCGCCCAGTTTGCCGAGCCCCTGAACCACGCCGGCAAGGGAACCAGACTTCAGGCTCTGGAGCCCCTCGGCAAACCCGGTGAGGGATGAAACGGCGTTCGTGCTGGACGTGCGCAGGTCCTGCGCCGCCTTATCGTTCGCCTCTGTCAGGGTGGCCACGCTCGCCGAGGCGGCGTCGAAAGCTTCCTGCGCGGTAGCCACCAGTTCTTCCGCTTCCTTCATGGCGGAGGGGTCACCGCTTTCAGCGGCCTTCTTCTGTTTTTCCTGTGCCACCACCAAAGCGTCAGCGGCGGCCTTCTCCCTTTCTTTGGCCTCTGTCAGCTCACGCAGCGTCGTCTGGTAGGCGGAAAGATCACGGGAAACATCCTTGAACATGTTCCGGTTAATACCGCCCGCGCTCCGATCCTCCAGCTTCGCGATCAGCTGGCTGATCACCTGTTTGTCCTCGGCGCTTGCATTCCGGTACTCATCGGAGGCGGCATACTTCCGCAGCTTCGCCAGCGTGGGACGCAGCTGCTCCTCAAGCAGCCCGCCGAAATTGCCGAAAAGGCCGTCCCAGTCGATATCCGCCTTCAGACTGGCAATCTCGGCGGCAGCAGTCTCTTCTTTCTGCTGGCGGCCGAGGCGTAGCACCTCACCCAAGTTGCCCGCCTCCTGCGCCTTGCGGATTTTCTCCGCGTATTCCTGGGCGATGGCCAGCTTCTTCTGCTGGTACGTGCCATATTCCTTCAGGTAGTCGAGCATCGACTGGCGGGCGGCGTCATTTTCTTCCCGGGTCACCTTCGCCAGGTCGCCGTCACGTGCCGCCGCAGCCTTCTCCCGCGCCTCCTTCAGGGTGGATTCCTGCTCACCGGTCAGTTCGCCCTTCTGCGCGTCCTTCCACTTCTTCTCCTGGGCGGCAAGCTCGGCGATCTCCTTGTCGTAGTTCAGGCGGATCTGGCGGCGGCGTTTCTCGCCGCTCTCCTTCAGAAGGTCGATTTCTGCCTGGCGGTTCTTCATCTGGAGCTTCAGAAGCTCCGAGGCACGCTGCTCTTCCGACTGTTTCTCCTTTTTGGCGGCATTTGGGTCGGGTTTGGCATGGTCACCCAGGTCGAACTCCTTGCCGATATCCAGATATTCCTCCTGCAGCTTCCGGGCTTCAGCCAGATAGCCGTCGCGGACTTCCTCGGCCTCACGTACGGCCTTTTCCTTCGCCTTCTCGTTATACTCCGATATCATGGACTGCGCGTCCACCCGTCCGTACGAATCGCTCTGGGCCATGTAAAGCCCCATACGTGCGAACCAGCCCATCGAACCGTCCACGTCTTCCGGCCGGCTGGCCTTGATCTCGTTCACCTTCTCGTCCGCCTCGGTGGCCTTGTTCACCAGGCTCTGCACCTTGGCCTGGAGGAAAAGCATCCGGATGTATTTTTCACCCTTTTTCTGAAGGATGTCATACCACTGGGCGATCGTGTCGTAATACCCGAAACTCTCGCCATATTTGCGGTTCAGTTCCTCCACCTTGGCCTTCTCCTCGTCCTTCGTGCCGGTGAACTTCTTCAGGCTTGCCAGCGTGCTCTCGATCTCGAAACGGGTCTTGATCATCTGTGCACGGCCGTCGGACTCGATTTTTACCATTTCCCGGGCTTTCTCCGCGGCTTTCTCCTGCGCGGTGGAATATCTGTCCCAGGCGACGACAAGTCCCGTGATAACGGCTGAAAGACCCAACGTAAGCGTGGCCATCAGGGCCTGCGCGGCACCGGTGGAAATGCCCAGGGCGACAGCCAGCCGGGTATTGGCGGCTGTCAGCAGGTTCTTCATCTTCACGACCGTCACCAGCCGGAAAGCGGAATCCTTGTTCAGCGTATTGAACACCTGCTGCAACCCCATCGTGATGGCCATCACGCTCTGCACGCGCGTCTGGATCTTTGCCAGGTTCTCGTTTTCCGAAGCGAAAAGAGACAGCGCGCCGGTGGCCGTGGTGAACAGACCGGCAAGGCCGCTCAAGCCCGACATGAAGCCCTGGAGGTTCGCGTCATCGTGCGAGAGGATCTTCGTCTGGGTGTTCAGATCGGCAAGCGTGTCGGAAAGAAGAGCGGCCTGCTGTGCCATCTTCCGGTACTCCTCGGTGTCCTGTTTCCCTTCCAGCCGCAGGCGGGCCATGTTGTCCTGGAGCTCACGCAGCTGCATGGAAAGGCGTTTGCTGCTTGCACGCGTCTTCTCCTGTTCAGCCTGGAGCCCAGCAAGGGCGCCCTTTTCCTCTTCAAGCGCTTTCTTCGCGGCGTTCAGTTCATCCAGGGCGGCTACCTTCGCCTTGCCGGGTGCGGCCCCCTGGTAGGCTTTCTCCAGCGACTTGATGTCGCTTTCAATCTGCCCGATGACTTCCTTCTGCTCCCGGATCTTGTCGGTCAGGCTCTTGCTGCCGGCGGCGGCGCGTTCTTCCTCCAGGGAGATACGCTCGTACTCCTTACGGAGGTTCCGGACGCTTTTCTCCGCCTCGCGGTGCTCCTTTTCAAGCCCTTCAAGGGCGGCACGCTCCTCATCCAGGACCTTGCGGCAGGCCGCCACGTCGGCGGCAAGTTCCGCCTGCGCCGGGCCGGGCTTCATGTTCTGGAGCTGCGTTTCCATCCGGTGCAGGTCGGAATTCACCCGGTCGATGACCTTGCGCTGCTCTAAAATACGGGCGTTGATGGCAGCGGCGGCCTTCTCCGATTTCTCGGCAAGGATATCGACGGCAAGGCCGGCCTTGTCAAGGCCCCCCGTCAGGTTGTCCTTCATCAGGAATTCGATTTCTACGGGCTTCATCGTTTACAGTTCTAAATTGCTTTGGTAAAAATTCACTATGTCGCCGGCTTCACGGGCGGCGGCTTCCGGATCAATCCCACCGCCACCGCTTTGCGGAACCTTGGAGTCAGCTGCTGACCGGCGGACGTAACGCGGGGCGTCGGACAGCATCAGGATGAGCGTCTGGTAGTTCACCTTCTCCAGGATGTACTCCACAGTCCAGCCGGTGGCGCTCGCGATGTTCCAGATAAAACCGAAGGGGCTATGGGAACCTTCAAACTCGGTCCTTAACTCCCCTTCCTTCTTTGGCTCATTCTCAACTTCATCGGGTTCGCCCGATCGATCGAGCTGATAATACTCGTAAAAGACTCGCTCCCCATCAGGCTGATGAACTTCTCCAGGGCGCCCAGCAGGAAACGGTGCTCCACGGCCTCACGCAGGAACCATGCCACGGGGCGGACAAGAAGCCGCCGGCTCACCGGGCCGCGGCAGAGGGTATGGGCCACCATGCGGGAAACCTTGACGCCGTTCCGTGCCAGGAACTCCAGCCGCTCACGCCCGGCAAAGGAGAAAACCTCCTCGGGGGAGACACCCATCGAGAGGTACAACCTCACGATGCATATCTGCCCGGCAAGGCGCGGGCGGCGCATGGTCACGCGCCACCGCACGGGGCGTTTCATGAAAGGCAGGCGCCATTCCTTCAGGGGAAGGGAGACACCCAGGTCAAGCAATGCCTCGGATGCCTCCCTCTGCACCTTTCTCGCTTCACGCTCGTCCATGCGTTAGCCCTCCACTGCCGCGGTGTCATTGATTTCGTAAGGGGAAGAGCCGTCCTCCGGCTTGTTCACCTTCAACTGGCATTCCAGCTTGGAAACCTCCGTCAGCGTCAGCTTCCCGCCGAGGTTCGCAAGGATCGTACCGTTCGGGATGGACATCGTCTGCCCGGATACGAACTTGATGGTCCACGGACCCGAAAGGTTCACCAGTTCGGTCGGGGCCTTCCAGCCGGTCGGGGCATCCGCCGGACCTACAAGCGTGCCGCCCAAAACGGCCTTGATATTCTTATAGTCCAGCTGGATAAGGTTGAACGTGGGCGATACCTGCCCGTTCTTCTGGAGCAATGTCAGGACGGGGGCGTCGGGAACCTGCTCGGCTTCGACATCGACACTCTCGGGCTTCGTGCCGCCCCAGTCCCAGCTGCCCTTCTCGATCCAGCCGATAGTCATGGCACCGAACGTAACGACGGCGATGCCATAAATGAAATTCTTGTTATTTTTCATACAGTCGTCTCTTTATTAAAACGGTTAATACTATGCCGGATGCCATACCGGCGATAAAGGCAATGAGGGAGATTTTAACGGGGTTAAAACGTTGTTTGAACTCCGTTTTGACCTCTGTTATGTCCTGTTCGGTTTCGCTACGAATACGCACAAGTTCCTGCTTATAGAACTCAACTGTTTGCAGCAGGCTGTCTTCCCGGACCTGCCTTCGAAAAACTTCTTCTTCATAGAATAGGCAGCGCCGCATGAGCGAATCGCAATGCCCGGTGACTGCCAGGGAATCCCCCTGCCTGCGGATATCGACCGAGGCACGCCCGTCCCGGTGCCGGTAACCGGCACCCTCGGGAAGGTCAAGGAGGTTCTGAAAGGGAATCGTCAAAGTCGCCTCCTGTGCCGGAACCGGTTCCTGCATCAGGGTCGAACTCCGGCGGTCCGCCAAAAGATCCTGCATTTTGCGCACCGCTGTTACTGCCACGTCCGCGGACACGGCGGCGCTGTCTGTCATTCTCTCCGCCCGCACCGTGCCCTGTCTCTGAAGGTTCCGGCTCTCTTTGGACGTGCCGCATCCTGCCAGCAGGAACACGGCGAGCAATAATAGGATTACGGGGGTCCACCCCCGGATTCTGTCTTTCATCATTTACCGATTGTTTACTTATTACTTTTCTTAACCGCTCGACCTCTTTCGTCAGGCACGACAGCTTCAGGATCATCTCCTCCTGGTTCGCTTTCAGGTCGGCATTCTCGCGCCGGAGCTGCACGTTCTCCTCCAGAATCTTGCGGTTCTCCTCACTCAGCAGGTTGATGGACGCCTGAAGCTGGGACAGCATGTCGTTGTCACGCTTGCGCCGGCCGAACAGCCAGGTGAAGATGCTTCCGACAAAACCGCCGGGGAGGGCAAACATTAAAAAATTTATCAGGGTGTCCATCTTCTTGCCGTTTATTATTGTCTGATACCTATTGAAACAAGCCACTTACGCACGTCAAAACTGGGGCAGGCTTTGGCCGCCAGTTCGTTATGCCCCACGATACGCACATCAGGAAAACGGCGGTGGAAGTCTTTCACGTACTTCTCAAGCGCACGCTTCTGGCACGCCGTACGCGTGTCCTTCGGGGTCTTGCCGTCTTTGGCTACACCGCCGGCATACACGATATGACGGCTGACGGAATTATAGCCGGCCACGCCGTTGGTGATTTCCCAAGGGTCCACGTTCGCGTCCTCGTTGTTGTCCACCAGGCGTTCCACGCCGCCATTCAGATGGAACAAGTCAGTATACCCGACCTGTTTCCAGCCGCGGCCACCCTTGGATACCGGGTTCGTGTGCCAGGCGCGAATCTCTGCGCCACTGACTTCACGCCCTTCAGGCGTAGCCGTGCAATGAATGACCAGATACTTCAGCCTGCCCATCACGCACCGCCTTCCTCGTCATCAGCGGCCACCTGGGACAACGCTATTTCAACCTTCTTTTCCGGATCAGCGTCCAGGCTTACCACAAGCGTACCGGATACTGCTTTGCCGCTACTGTTCACCTCGGCGGTAATTTTCAGCCCGTCATCGGTACCGACCGCCGTAAAACCGGCAGGGACGGATGTCACACTATAATCACCGGATGCAGTGACTGTCACATACTTGCTCTCACCTGCGGCCTTGAACGAAAGGGCGGAAGGGTCGGCTGAAATGGTACGTTCCACCGCCTTGAACACCGGGTCGGTACGGGTGTCAAGCACCACAAACTCCTCACCGAAGGCGATTTCCGTGTCGGCCTTCATAAGCAGCTTGAAGAAGTACAGCTCGCTGGAGTTCATCCACTTGTCAATCTGGATCACCTCCTCGTCGTCCTGGAGATTCACACCAGCGAAAAGGTTGCCGTCGGCGCTCATCGAGCAGAGCGTGGCCACGATAAGGTCATCAGGCCAGGAGTTCAGCGTCTCGATGGTGATACCCTTGTAACGCTTCTTGTTGATGTCCGTCTCGCTCGTATTCTTGTACTCGCGTTCGGTCAGTTCGTCATCGTACTTGTCAAAGTCATCGATGCTCATCAGGATACGCAGGTTCGGGTTCTCGCGCAGGGCTTTCGGAATGGCCTTGCGGACAGCCTTCAACTTGCCGATCATGGAAGTATCGGCAGGAGCCGTGACCACTATCACGTCCGAGTCCTTGGCAGCCTGTGTCAGGATACCGTTAAAAAGGTGGTCGTCATCACTCCCGAACTCGCCGTTGATGTAATGCCAGCCCAACTCGAATTTCACACTCTTGCTGAGTTCATCAAGCAGCGTGTTCTGGGCTTCGGGAGGAAGTTCGGCAAACACAAGGTTGCCTTTCGGCTGCCACTTGCGCCAGATATGCTCGAAAGCGCGGGGGTTGAAAGTGGTGAACGCCATGAAATCCTCCGGATCCAGGGACTTCTCCGAGTAATTGAAGTTACCCTTCGAATCCTCCAGGCCCGGGTTCTCCTTGCGTTTCTGGAGCATCTTGCCGGTCTTGATACGCGGCAGGCTGATTTTCTTCTCGACGCCGGGGATCACCATGATCAGGCCTTTTTCCACAAGGTCGTTCCCGGTACAGGCGAGTACCAGGATCTTCTCCAGTACCTCACCGTTGTAGTTGGTGTTTCTTACTACTATTGCCATAGCAAATATTTTTATTAATGTTTCAACTTGTCCTTAATCTCGGTCATGCGCTTGTTCCAGGGACTTTCATTTGTCGGGTTCACACGCAGGTCGGTCATGACTTTACGTTTCGGGGAGAGTTTCTCCAGCGCCTTTTCCCCGTTTTCGCGGTCCTTGGACAAAAGGTTCTCATAGATGGGGCGGGTGGTGGCGTCGATACGCCCGTCATTCTCCGCGTCATCAAGCAGTTTCTTACGGGCGGCGGCTTCATCCGCATCCGCCTTGTCCCGGAACTCCTTCAGCTCACCCTTCAGGCGGGTGACTTCAGCATCAAGGCCCGGAACTTTCCCGGCTTCCGTTTCCAGAAGCCCGACTTCACGGAGAAAATCGTCATCTGTCACGCAGTTCTTGAACCGCGGACGTTTCTTCAGTTCGTCTAAATTCATGTTACTCTTGTTTTGTGGCTTGTGCAGCCGGTTATTGAATATTTGGAATACCTGTTCAGGGGTACTGTCCTCCGGAAGGGGGTCGGCATCATAGATACCGTCAATAAGGCCAAGCGCCAGCGCTTCATCGGCACGCAGCCAGTGGTCTTTGCCGTCAAAATACAACGAGCGGATTTCCTCCTTGTCCTTTCCCATGCGGGCGGCATACATCTCGCAAAGGGTGTCCTCCAGCGATTCGATCTCGCGGATGCATCCCCGCATTTCCTCCTTGTTGCCGTAACAGCCTCCTTGGACACTGTGGAGCATCAGACGGGCATAACGGCTCATCTGCACCGGCTTGCCGCAAAGGGCAATCACCGAGGCCATGCTGGCAGCGATGCCGTCCACGTAAATGGTGATGTCAGCCTTGCTGTTTTTCAGGGCGTTGAAAATGGCAATGCCCGCATACACCTCGCCGCCGTTGCTGTTGATACGAACGTCAATCCTGCCGGACAAGGCCTCGGCCTCCAGAAGCTCGCGGGCGATATCCCCGCTGCGCACATTGCCGTCATAATCACCGATGTCACCGTAAAGGAGGATACAACAGGCGTCTTCCCCGGGTATGATGTTGAAAAACTTTTTCATGCTTATATAGTCTTTTAGGCGGGTGTTCCCCGCGAAGTTCACGGTGCGAAATTAGGGGGATTAAAGCCGTTTTTCAAACCGCATATTCATCACACTCAGTTTAAAACGCTGTCATGAAGTTTTAAAGTGTCATCATGCGGCATGCGTTTTTTTCCGCCCCTTTTCCTTATCAATTTTGCACGTAAAAAAGGAGGAAATATGACCGAACTAAGCATGCAGCAAAAAAGGGAATGGGCGAAGACGCTCTACCTGAAAGAGAACCTCACGCAGCAGGAGATAGCCGAACGCGTGGGGGTGTCACGCATCACGGTGAACAACTGGATAGGCAAGAACGGATGGGAGATGCTCAAGACATCCATCACCATCACACGCGAGGAACAACTGAAAAGCCTGTACCGCCAGCTGGCCGAGCTCAACAACGCCATCATGGCCAGACCGGCGGGGGAACGCTTCCCGAACACAGCCGAAGCCGACACCATATCCAAACTGTCGAACGCCATCAAGAAGATGGAGACGGAAGTCGGGCTCTCGGACATCATATCCGTATTCTCCGACCTGCTTAAATGGCTGCGCGCGTCCGACCCCACGCAGGCGAAAGAAGTGACGCCGCTGCTTGACGCGTTCGTAAAATCAAAAGTCTCATAACCATGGCAAAGAAAAGACTTACACCGCAGGACCGCACGGCACTTGTCGAATGGGAGGAACTGATCGCATCCATACGCGAGAATTCGGACATCAACCCCTCGGACACGGAAGCGGAAATACGCGCACGCAGGGAAAGGCTCGAAAAGGATGACGAGGAGTGGTTCCGGTATTACTTCGCCATGTACTATTCATGCGAGGCGGCGGACTTCCACAAGAAAGCCACCAGAAGGTTGACAAGGAACAACCGGTGGTACGAGGTACGCGCATGGTCGCGGGAGCTGGCGAAGTCCGCACGGTCCATGATGGAAATCTCAAAACTGGCAATTACAGGAAAAGTACGCAACGTACTGCTGATCTCCAACTCGCAGGACAACGCCCAAAGGCTCCTGCTTCCTTTCATGGCCAACTTCGAGGAAAACCAAAGAATCATCCAGGATTACGGGATGCAGAAGAAACCCGGATATTGGGAAACGGGGGAATTCACCATCATGGCGGGATGTTCTTTCCGGGCCATCGGGGCCGGACAGTCACCGCGCGGTACCCGTAACAAGAACTTCCGGCCGGACTTCATCCTGGTGGACGATATCGATACCGACGAGGAATGCCGGAACCCGGAACGTATCAAGACAAAATGGAAATGGCTGGAGGAAGCCCTGATACCGACCATGTCCGTATCGGGAAACTACCGCATACTCTTCAACGGGAACATCATCGCAGCGGACTGCTGCATAAAAAGGGCCATTGAAAAGGCCACGGAACTGAAGGAAAAGGGCATCGGGCACGTGGACATCATCAACATACGCGACAGGAACGGAGTCTCTGTGTGGCCGCAGAAAAACTCGGAAGAGGATATAGACCTCTTCCTCTCGCTGGTCAGCGCGGCGGCACGACAGAAGGAGTTCTTCAACAACCCGGTAGCCGAGGGAGAGATATTCAAGGACATCATCTACGGGAAAGTGCCAGCGCTCTCGAAGTTCAAGTTCCTGGTCATCTACGGCGACCCCGCGCCCGGCGAGAACAAGACGAAGAAGAGCTCCACGAAGGCGGTGTTCCTGCTCGGCAAACTGGCCGGAAAGCTCTACGTCATCAAGGGGTTCCTCGGAAGGGAGACAAACGCCACGTTTATCGAATGGTACATCAGACTGCTGGAATTCGTGAACGGGAAAACGAACGTGTACTGCTACATGGAGAACAACAAGTTGCAGGACCCTTTTTTCCAGCAGGTGTTCCAGCCCATCATCAGGCGCATACGCCGGCAAAGGAAGATATCCCTCTACATCCAGGGGGACGAGGAGAAGAAAACGGACAAGGCCACACGTATCGAGACAAACCTGGAACCCCTCAACAGCGAAGGGAACCTCATCTTCAACGAGGCGGAAAAGGACAACCCGCACATGAAGCTGCTCACCGACCAGTTCAGCCTCTTCAACCTCATGCTGACGTATCCGGCGGACGGACCCGACTGCGTGGAGGGAGGAAACCGCATCATAGACCGCAAGGCGCACCAGGCCGAAAAACCGGCCGTCATCTCCACAAGGAAGATGCGGGCGCACAACAAGTACAGACTGTAAACTTTAATACTTTACCCACATGAGCAAATTTATAGAACTTACAGATTACGACGCGAGCATCCACCGCGAGATACTGGACGCGCTGACAAGGGAGGACAATGCCGTCGTGGAGATATGCGAGGACCGGGCCGTCGAAGAGATGCGGTGCTACCTCTCCAAGCGCTATGACTGTGACAGGATATTCACCCGGACCGGAGACGAACGGAGCCAGCTCGTGCTGATGATGGCCATAGACATCGCAGTGTACCATATTTTCAGCATCCACAACCCGAGGAACCTTTCACCCCTGCGCAAGGAACGCTACGAAAGGGCCGTCGAATGGCTCAGGGCGGTAGCGGCCGAAGAGATATCCGCGGACGGGCTGCCCCTGCTTCCCGAAGAGACAAGGGCGGCAAAATCAAATTTCCTTATCAAAAGCAATCGTAAACGTGTAAACCACTGGTAACATGAGCAAAAGACAGAAAAGGGCCGGAAAGATAACCAAAAGCGGAAACCTGCCGAGGCCCGGGCAGAAAGGACCCGCAACCATCATACTGACACAACCCAAACGCTTCGGCATAGACATAGCGGATTATATGCTGGCCATACGGGCCTTCGAGAACGTGGATTACTCCAGAAGGTTCAGATTATACGACCTGTATGAGGACATTCTCATGGACACGCACCTGACAAGTGTCATCGAGAAACGGAAAAACGCCGTGCTCTCCTCCGTCATCGAGTTCAGACGTAACGGAAAGCCGGACAAGGCGGTAAACGAACAGATACGCTCCCCGTGGTTCCGGCGCCTCATAGGCGACATCCTGGACGCGAAATTCTGGGGGTTCACGCTCGTACAGTTCTACCGCAAAGGGGAATGGGTAAACTATGACCGGATACCGCGCAAGCATGTGGATCCGGTGCGCAGGCTCATACTGCGGCACCAGACGGACACCACAGGAACATCCTGGGACGAATACCCCGACCTGCTGTTCATCGGGGAACCGGAAGAGCTCGGGATGCTCGCAAAGGCGGCCGTATGGGTGATATACAAGCGGAACGACGTGGCGGACTGGGCACAGTTCGCGGAAGTGTTCGGCGCACCCATCCGGGAATACACATACCCCACGGATGACGACGAGGCACGGCAGAGGGCGCTGGCGGACGCGGAAAGTACCGGAAGCATGTCGGTATTCGTGCACGCCCAGGAAACAATGATGGAACTCAGGGAAGCGGCGAACAAGACCGGAAGCTCCGACCTGTATGACAAGCTCTGCGAACGGTGCAACAGCGAGATATCGAAACTGTTCCTCGGGAACACGCTCACCACCGAGGCATCGGACAAGGGAACACAGGCACTCGGAACCGTCCACAAGGACGTGGAGGAGAAGGTCACGCTGGCGGACCGGCAGGACATCCTGGACGTGCTCAACTACAACATGACCGACATATTCGCCATGCTCGGGATAGACACCACCGGCGGCGAGTTCTGCTACCCGGAAAAGAAAGTCATCGAACCGGAGAAGAAGATGAGCATCCTCACCCAGCTGCGTACGAACTTCGGCCTGCCGGTGGGAGACGATTATCTGTACGAGGAATTCGGGATCGAGAAGCCGACAGACTACAACGAACTGAAAAAACGGCAGGAAGCCGGAGCGGCCGAAATACAGAAGGCGAAAGAGAAAGCGGCAACCACCGGGGAACGGGAGGATGAAGAGGAGGAGATACCGGAAACCGGCAAAGAAGCTCCCAAAGAGAAGAAAAACGCCCTTAAAAACGCGTATAACTGGCTGAAACGTTTTTTCGCGAAAGCCCCGGGAAAAGACGGGGCAGCTTTAGAATGGTGATGAACGACCTCTACCGGTTGGAAAACAAGCAGGTGGAAAACGTGTTTTCTTTTGATGAGGAGGTACTGGGGAAAGCCCTGAAGAACATATACAGCAAGGATTTCCATCCCATGACCGACATCGAGGAGAACCTGTTCGAGGCCACGTGGAAAACAATGAACAAAGCCACCGACAAGGGGTTCGGAGTACGAAAGCCCGATGATCCGGATTATGACTTCTACCGCGAAATACGGACGAACAACGCCGTATTTGCCGCGTTCAAGGTACATCGGGCACAAAACGACATGGCGGCACTACTGCTGGACGAAAACGGCAATTTAAGGCCGTTTGAACAGTGGCTGAAACTCGCCATGCCCATAGCGGACCACCAGATGGTAGACTGGCTGCGTACCGAATACGACACGGCAGTCATACGGGCGCATCAGGCGGCCGACTGGAGACAGTTCGAGCGGGAGAAGGATATCCTGCCGAACCTCAAATGGATGCCCTCGACATCCGTACACCCGGGAGCGGACCACCGCGTGTTCTGGGGAACCATACGCCCCGTCGATGATCCGTTCTGGAACGTGCACAGGCCGGGGGACCGGTGGAACTGCAAGTGCACGCTCTCGTCAACGGATGAAGCGCCGACAGCGGTACCGGACGAGAACGGGCGAAACAAGGCACATGACGGTCTGGAAAACAATCCGGGAAAAGATGGCAAATTGTTTTCAGACAAACATCCCTACATTACTGAAGCGCACCCGGGAGCCAGAAAAGCCGTGGACGCACTAACCAGGCGCATCAACGAGATGATAGCCGAAATGCCGGACAACCTGACGCTGGAGGAAAAAACCGACATCGCCCACAACAACCTCAGGATAGAAAAGGCCCTCGGTATCACCAAAGGCAAACCGATGACATACGAACAGGCGAACAAGGGAAAGGAAAATCCGAAATTCGGGAAAGAGGAAGGATACCGCGTAAATTGCCAGACCTGCACCGTGACACACATGCTCAGAAGGTTAGGGTTCGACACCGAGGCAAAACCCAACATCCGGCAAAGCGCATACAACGAAATGGCAAAACAAGGCATCACATGGGAAGAACGTTTCCTGAACCGGGACGGAACAAAGCCGGATTATGACTATACCTATAAATGGCAGGTCAGAAAGGGATATCAAGTAATGAAT